AGGTTCCATATCCTGAGCTATTGCTAGTTCCTTAATCAACGTAGGTAATTTTACAAAAGGAGCAAGCATAGGATTAGCTACAGTTTGTAGTAACATAGTTAATCTTTGTGATCTTACTTCTTTCATCATTACAGACGTTGTGCCTTTAGGTTTAATCTCCAAATCACCCATTGTTGCATCTTCATCCTCTGAGAATTGCATATTCCACATGAACATGTTTTCTCCTAGAGGTCTAAGAAGATGATCATCTATATTCTTGATAACAGTTTTAATACCTAAACCTGCTGATCCCATTAACATAGATAATCCTGCTGCAGTACGACCAGTACCAGTCACGCCAGTTTGACCATGAGTAATACTAGGTATACCTGTTTCTTCGTCAGCAAGTTGCCTTGCTTTATCATACATCTGAAGGTTCTCTACTGCTGTACTAGGAAACTTAATTCCTGTAATACCAGTACCAGGAGCTCCAGACTGTCTCCTAAATATTTTACCAGGATATATATCCATAGACTGACCTGGTACCATCATGTTTTCGTCTACTTCAAAAATTAAATTGCCAGCTAGTGCTAAGTTGTCAATAGCCATACGAACATGACCATTCATTAGTAGCTGTGCATCTTCCATATTTTCAGGAACACCTATACCAAAAAATCTGTAAGGGTTCTTTTCATATGGAAATACTTGATAAGGTAGTCTTTCAGGTACGAATGGGTTTAATACTACTCTTAGTATTTGATTACCACATATCCAAGCATTTACTTGTACTTGATCTAGAGGTGATGTATTTTTTGGTAAGTCTAATTGTATTTCTTCTGCCATAGCAGCATCTAATACACCCCAATATTCTAGTACTTCAAATCTATCTTCATTATATATAGGATCATTGTCTGCATATAAATCGTTTTCAAAATATCTTTCTTCATAAGAACTTCCCATAGTAAGACATGCTTCAATAGCATCTACATCAAAGAAAGGTCTATGTCTTAGAGCACGTAATTGTGATCTATTCATTCTATGTCTTTCTATGATATATTCTGCATCTTCTAGACTTAATGCTGAAGGATCAGGATATAAATCCCAACAAGAAACATGACCTAATCTAGGTACAACCTTTTCTTCTGGATCGTAAAATCTACCTTCATCATCTGAAGACCATTTATGTATAGTCTTAGTATGATTAAATGGTCCTTTTATAATACCAGTACCTAATAAACACTGTTCAAAGATACCTTTTCTGAGTTCGGAAACTGCTGAAGCATCTAGTAACTGATCATGGATAAGTTTTTCCATTTTTCTAGCTGCTTCCTTGGCTGGAGATAGTTGTGGTTCTCCCATATTAGATGGACCTGCGGCTAAATTAGCCTCAGCCATATCATCTTCATAAGGACCTAATTCTAGTTCAGTAGCTTCTGTAGCTCCTGCTGGTAATTCTCTACCATCTCCTTCAAACCCATAAGGGTCTGATTGTTCTAATTGCTGATCTAATGGTGTTTCTAGGTGAACAAACTCTTCTACGCCTTCTGGCATAGGGGTAGACTCTACAGATATAGGAACTTTACCTTGCGAAAATAAAATATCTACTAACTGCCCAAAAGCAGCTAATACTTTTACTTTAGTTATTTTTACAGTAACTTTAGATCGTTCTGACTTTCTATAGTCTTCACTATCTTCAGAAGTTCCCCTGTAGTTCTTGTAAGCTTTAAGCCATCGCTGTTCGTCTGATAGACGACCATCTTCAGATTCTTTATACTTACCTTTTATGTAGCCTGCTAAACCAGACATACTCTCTTGAGTAATATCTTCCTGTTCGTCAGTGCCTACCAGTTCACCTAAATCAGCCATAATTAGTAGTCCTTTTGATCAGCCAAAGTATTGAAATTAGAATCTATTTGATTCTTTTTCATACCTTTAAGATTACCACCATCTACTGTGGTTTCAGCTCCATGAGACACAGAAACTTTATCCCAACCTTCTTTTTTCATTCTAGAAAGTTTAGACTCGTCTTCTTGTCCTAGGTCGCCTTGTTTATAACCTTGCATTAACGGCATTGTTTTCTCCTTTAAAGTTAATATCCAAAAATTGGATCGTTAGGTACATACCTATCATATTCTCTAGGTTTTCTAAATCTAGGATGATAGTACGGACTATTCACTAAACGTGTCATACACATATAGCGTAGTGCATCATAAGCATGATCATCTGCTTTTGTATCTACATCCTCTGGATTTGTTTTACTTAGAGGTAATGTAGGTAGCGTTCTAATCAAATGCTTACAATTATTGAAGATACGTAAACGTGGTTCATCTAAATCATTATCGCCTAATCGTTTATGCATCTCTATTTTCCCTGCTAACCTATCTCGGTTAGAAGCCATAAATCTTAAATTCAATCTGTTCATAGACTCAGCAATACTAAGACCATGACCAGTTCTGCTAAAACAGGACTCATCCAAAACAGCAGTCTGGATTGTGGGATCATCATATTCAAGCTCAAGTATTCTTTCAGCTAATTGCTCCCCTGTGAATCCCTTGCCATATAATTCTCTATATATCCAAAGATTCCCATCAAAATCGATTGCACCCCAAAGTACACAAGAAGGACTAGAGTAACCATAATCTGCAGCCCTAATACGAGCCCAAGACCTAGGAATCTCAAAAGGCTCAACCACATGTCGACTCCTATCAAACTCAGCAAACGCTGCACCATCCGTGACATCCCAGTCTCCTTCTAATAATCTTCTACGTTCTACCTCTGGTAGAGAGTTCAACATGGCTTCGTATTCCCCTGAAGCCATCAAATATGGATTGTCCGTTAGTCTTGCTGGGATGAATCTTCGTTGGAAGAGGGGTTTTCCTGCTTTTTCTGCGTTACTAGACCCATAACGTAAGATTCTATTCGTCTCCACATCCCTAGCCCAAAAAGGAGTATTTGACTTGGTAGGGTCAATATACATTTTTTTAATCCACCAACCACCGACTCCACCTGGGTTAGCTGTGCAACGCATGTAAGGTACAATGCTTTGATCCGTTGTACGGAGTCTTGAACGAAGGTATTCCCAAACGTAAGGAGTTGGGTAATGCGTAATTTCATCGATTGCAATCCAGTTAAAACTTTGTCCTTGATATCTTGTAACATCTGTATCTCTATCCAAATATGAAAATAAAATCGTAGCCCCAGATGGAAATATCCATGTCGATTTACTTTCTTTAAAAACAGCTTCTGGGAAAGCCTTCATATATAATTGCCTACTTTTGTCTATAAGCTCTGTTAGTTCGCCCAATGTTCTTCTGAGAAGCAACCCTCTATGATTTGGGTTGTGGGCATCTCTTAATGCATCTGCAAGTAAGGCGTAGGATTTACCTCCACCTGCTGCACCTCCATAAAGAACATCTCTTTCAGGAGCTGCTAGGAACTCAGTCTGAGGACCCTGATTCGGATTGAACGCAACTTCCCTGTCCGCAACAAGTTCCTTCACCGCAGTTGGTGCATCCGCAAGGACATCCTGGGGTATCGCAGCTTTTCCCTGCAGACCCTTGTCCAGCGTCTTGAACTTCTCTATCTTCTCTTTCTTTAATTGCTTCTGCCTCTTTACTTGGTTCGTATGCTTCTTTATCTTTTTATCTCTATAGCGAATCTGTGCCATAGTAGCTCTGCGAGCTTTTTCTTTTGCTGAGAGATTGTATCTACCTTTCTCTCCTGCCTTTAGTTTAGGTCTTCCTTTTTTCTTATCTTCCGACAACTTCAGCCTCAACATCTGATAAATCTATAGCTTCTGCTTTTTTAGCAGGTAGCAATACAACAGCATGTACATGTTTGTTCTCTGATACAATTTCCTGTCGTTTAGATATACCACATCTATCCAAGATGTCTGTTGCTGCTTCAAATCGTAATTTCTGTCTGGCGATAGGTTCATCATTACCACCAGATAGTGCATCTTTTATTTGTCCTACTGCATTGGCTGTTGTCGTTGCTAACAACTCTTTTGCTCTTTCTATTATGTGAGGTCGCATAGCCTTTGACACTGAAGACCTAGAGGTCTCTGAATAGCCTGCATGTAATAGACTTTGGGTTATGTTCCCAAAGGTTTTCTCACCCTCTGCAAAGTATGCGTCTAAGAAACCTTGTTGTTTCTCGGTGAGTTCTTTTGATTTCTTTTTTTCAGGTAGTAACATCTATTTCCCTACTTTTGGATAGATACCCCCACCATACTTTTTATTTTGAGAAGCATATCCACCTTTTTTTAGACGAATATTACCAGCAGCTCTTCTTGCGGCAGCTAATGCACTTTTAGAAGGTTTTCTTCTTTTTGATTTTGCCTTTTTCTTTTTTTCTTCTTTCTCAGCTCTATCAAACATAGCATTAGTTGCTTTATTTTGTAAGTATTCTCTTAAATCCCTTTCATCATCTTGACCAGTCATCCAGCCTTCTGAACGAGCCATATCTCTTATTGTGCCCATTACGTTTCCGCCTACGGATTTAGCCTGAACTTTACCTCTTCTTTTTTTTCTTGTTTTAGGATTAGTATCACCTCTTCCTTTTACTAACCTACCTTCTTCTTTATCTACCATATGAGCATCAAGAGCCATACCTGTTCCTTCTGCATCTCTAATTGCTTGAGCTTTAGATTTTTTCCGTGTTCCTTTTCCTGGTTCTTTTATTGTTGCCATGTTTTTTTCTCCTTTTCGGCTTACATGAAGGTGGGGGGTAAGAAAAACATTGCATTTTCCTACAAGGCTTGCAAGCACTCTTGTGGTCGGTTTTGCCTACTTGGGCATACCCCCCTAGTGACCCCCTTCATACTCCTTATTATACTGTGAATACAGGCTTCTGTCAACTATTTATTTTTTCTTCTTGACAAATCTGTTATCTGGGTGTACAATAGGATTAGTCCGCCAGGGCTAATATATATATAGTATAGGTGTAGGCAATTAATCCCCTCAGATATCCTCTGGGGGTTTTTTATGTCCAATATAAAGGTAGGCAAAACTTTCCCTTGATGTAATTTTATAAAAAAATAAAAATTTACCCCAACAGGTAGGCAAAACAGGTGAGAGGGTCTGTACCCCCCTTGTTGCGACCCATTCTCAACCAACTAAAAAAAAATAAAAATCTGGCATCTGTGTATACGTAGGTGTATACACCCCCTAGTGACCCTTGCAACCCATTGTTTTTAAAGGGTAATTTATGACATAATATTCATCACTGCCTTCTCACTTTGGTTTCTC